TAAGCCCAGCCAAAGCCTGCCCCGCGAAGTAATCGCGCAGGGACATGCCGCCATGTGATGTCCGCACAAGTTCTGCGCCATCATCATAAAGCGTCTCTGATTGCGGATAAGCTGGCCCGCCGTCTGGTTTCTGTGTCATGTGGTTTCCTTTTCTGTGTTCCTGCCCCTTTGATACATAAAGCAGGGCAAGGTGGCAAGATAAAGACAGCATTTCGCGGCGGTATTTTGACGGTTACAAAAATAACATAGGTTTTTCAATGACATAACTGGATTAAAAACTGCGGGTTATGGCTTGGGTAATGTCGAAAAGTGCTTTGTTTTCAAAACGCTAGGGCTGATCCCTCTATATATATAACCTTTTTTCAAAAAGATATATATATATAAGGGGGTCTAACCTGACAGAAAGGCCCTTTCATACGTTTATAGATATTAGCCTATGCCTTTTTGAAATCGGGTAATTTGGTAATTTTTTCATCAACACATTGATACGCAAACAAAAAACCGCATTACCCTAGGTTATAAAACAACCAAATTCCATAACCCGACCCATGTTTTTGCGCTCAAACTGGCATTGCCCGCAAAAACATATTCAAAATCTTGCGTGTGTCTTTTGCTTGCAATGCGTTGTCAGTTCGTGCAAGTTGGCCCGTGTTGAACCAAAGGAAACCACAATGACCGACCCCATCACAGACTTCATCGACCACATGCGCGGGCTTGGTATCGGACCGCATGATCCATCTGAAATCATTGCGGACGACAAGCGGCGGCGGTATCGGCTGGAGGATGACAAGCCCAAGACCCGCAACGCCAGCTATCAGTTGAGGGTAGAAGCGGACGGCTTTGCTTGCGGGTGGGTGCGATCATTCAAGCAGGGAGAGACGCACAACTGGCACAGCAAAACCAAGCGCAAGGCTGATCAATCCCAGCGTGACGAATGGAAGCGCAAGGCGGATGCTGAACGCAAGAAACGCGCGGCAGAGATTGCGGAACAGGCAAAGGCGGCGGCAGACAAAGCAAGTCGGATATGGTCACAGGCGGCAACGTCAGGCTCAACGCCATACATGACAGCCAAGCAGATCGACAAGCTACACGGTGCGCGGGTGTGGCGTGACTTGGTTGTTGTGCCAATGCGTGCAGACGGCAAGTTGACCGGGCTGCAATTCATCAGCGGCGACGGGTCCAAGCGGTTTCTGACGGGAAGCGCCAAGCAATGCGCATATCACGCAATGGCAAGCAAGGGTGAGAACCTTGGCCGGATTGTGATTTGCGAGGGGTACGCGACGGGGGTGGCGCTGCGCTGTGCCTTGGACTTGCCTGTGATTGTGGCGTTCGACAGCGGGAATTTGAAGGCGGTTGCAAAAAGTATCCGCAAGAACAATGCAGATGCGGAGATCATCATTGCGGGTGACAACGATCAATGGACGACGAAACCAGACGGCACGGCATGGAACCCCGGACTGGATGCGGCACAACAGGCAGCGGTTGCGATTGGTGGGGCGCGGGTGCTGGTGCCTGATGTGCCGCATGACGACCCAGATCGGCGGACGGATTGGGATGACATCGCAAGGACCGACGGCTTGCAGGCTGTGCGTGATGCGTTCGACCGTATACCGCCAGTCGCGCCAGAGTACGACATGCCCGACTATGACGACATGACAGATGGTGACATCGACGCGCCAAGTGACCCGCTTGATGACATTCGACCACTTGGCCACAATCGCGGGTTTTACTCGTTTTTTCCAAAGACGGCTGGTCAGATCGTGACGCTTCAGACGGGCGCAATGGGTCGCATTCAAAACCTGTATCTATTAGCCCCGCGTTCGTTCTGGGAAAATGCGTATTCACCAGACGGTAAAACACCAGACAGCCAGATTTGCGCGTTTGCATCTGCGCACCTGATGGAGGCGTGTCATAGGAAAGGTATTTTCCAGCAAGAGAACACGCGCGGGGTGGGCGCATGGATCGACGGCAAGACACCACTGGTGAACTGCGGCGACTTGATCATCACGGCGGACGGTCGCAGGGCGCACCCGGCGGAGTTTCGCGGTCAACACGTTTATGAGAGCGGCCCGCGCGTTGTGGATGTGACGGCAGATGCATTGACGAATAAAGAGGCTGTGCAGTTGCGGGATATTTGCCACCGCCTGACCTGGAAGAAACCGCAATATGCGGACCTGCTTGCGGGTTGGCTGGTCATTGCGCCGATTGGGTCTGCGCTGACATGGCGTCCGCATATCTGGATTACGGGTCGGGCTGGATCTGGCAAGTCAACTATCGTCAATGAGATCATCGAGCCTATCATCGGGAAGATCGGCATCAAGCGCGACGGCGGAACGACAGAAGCGGGGATGCGCAAGGCGCTAGGCACAAGCGGTCGTCCGTTTGTGTTGGATGAGGCTGAAGCGGAAAGCCAGCAACGGCAATCCGAGATGACGAAAATTCTCGGCTTGATCCGGGGCGCGTCGTCCGGGTCAGTTGTGGAGAACGCAAACGCAAACTTCCAAGTGCGGAGTTGTTTCTGTTTGGCTGCGATCATTCCGCGCATTGAACAGGTGGCAGACAAAGAGCGCATTACGATGCTTGAGGTGTTGCGCGATGAGCGGCAAGACAGGGCGGACAGATACGCGGCTTTGATAAATGACATTCACGTCACGATTACGCCAGCTTATGCCAGCCGATTGCTTGCCCGCACGATTGAAAACCTGACGACCTTGCTTGCCAACGCGGAAGTCTTTTCAAAGGCGGCGTCTGAGGTATTCGGCAATAAGCGTTCAGGCGACCAGATCGGCCCAATGCTTGCGGGTGCGTATTTGTTGACGTCAACGCAAGTGGTGACGATTGATGTGGCCCGCGCATGGATTGCCAAGCAAAATTGGGATTGGCACACGGCGTCATATGATGACAGTGACGCGGCTAAGCTGATCACGCATATCATGACAAGCCGGATCAGGTACGACCACGAGGGCATGAACCGCGAGGCAACTATTGGCGACCTTGTGCAGCACGCGATGCACCCCAGCGACATTCAGGGTAAGGCAGCGGACAAGGCGCTGCGATCATACGGTATCAGGGTGCGCGATAAAGAGTTGTTGATTGCGAACAGTGCGCCAAACATGCGGCGGCTGTTGCGCGAAACGCCATACACGCCCTGGCAAAGAACGCTTGGTGACTTCCCCGGCGCTCACAACAACGAAAACAAGCCGGTGCATTTCATGGCTGGCCTGACAAGCAAGGTGATGTCGTTGTCGATTGCTGATGTGGTTGGTGGCGATCCGGTGCAGGGTGAGGAGTTGGACTTTGGTGGGCCGGAGGATTGGGCGTGATTAACCTATTCGCAGACCAAGCCGACTTGATCGATCGTATCAGGGGCAAGATGGCGCGTCATAAGTCTATCTTGATGCAGTCCGCAACAGGCAGCGGCAAGACTGTCATGGCGGCGTATATGATCCAAAGCGCAGTTGCTAAGGGTAATCGCTGCGTGTTTGTTGTGCCGCGCAATGAACTGTTAAGACAGACTGCGGAAACCTTTAACGCCTTTGGAATTGACTTCGGTTATTTTGCGGCTGGATATGTGGCGAACCCGTTTGCAAAGGTTACGCTGGCATCAGGTCCAACCCTTGCGCGGCGACTGGACAAGGCACCCGCTGCAACCGTGGTGCTAGTTGATGAGGTGCATTATGGGGCGGCACAGTTGGAGACGATCATCAGGCATTATCAATCCAAGGGCGCTTGGGTTGTCGGATTATCCGCAACACCTTGGAAAATGTCGGGCAAGGGCTTGGGGGATTGGTTCGACGTGATGGAACAAGGGCCAAGCATCGGCAAGCTGATAGATGACGGGCGGCTGTCTAAGTATCGGTTTTTTGCGCCTTCTGCCCCTGACTTGTCGGGCGTCAAGACAACGGCTGGTGACTATGCCAAGGGTCAACTTTCCGAGGTGATGGAAAACGACCGCGTTTTAATCGGCAACGCTGTAGGTCATTACAAAAAGCACGCGGCGGGTCGGTTGAATGTGACGTTCTGCACATCATTGAAACACGCGGAAATTGTTGCCGAGGCTTTCAACGCGCAAGGGATACCCGCCGCAATGGTATCCGGCGCAATGGATCAGGACGAACGCAGCCGCAGGATTAAGGCATTTGCGCGGCGTGAATTGCACGTTTTGACAAGTGTTGACTTGCTGACATTTGGTTTCGACCTTGCAAGCGCGGCGCAGATGGACGTAACGATTGAGGCTATGTCAGACATGCGGCCCACAAAGTCGCTGAGTTTGCAGCTTCAGAAATGGGGCAGGGTTCTACGGCGCAAGGACTACCCTGCTTTGATATTTGACCACGCTGGAAACAGTGACCAAGACCGGGGTCACGGCCTGCCTGACGACCCGCGCGACTGGACGCTAGAGGGGCGCGACAAACGCAACAAGGAAGGCGCTGAACCTACGCAGCCAGTGAGACAGTGCAGAAACTGTTACCACGTCCATAGGCCCACCCCAGAATGTCCGGCGTGCGGGTTTGTGTATCCTGTTCAGTCGCGCATGATTGAGGAGGTTGATGGGGAACTGGCAGAGGTGACGGAGCGGCAAGAAAAGAAGCAAGCAAGGATGGCGCAAGGTCGTGCGCAAACTTTGGCTGAGTTGATGGCGATGGGTAACAGTCGCGGCAGGGCATTGCATATCTTGCGGGCAAGGCAGGCCAAGAAATGACCCCCGGCTTTATCCCATTCCGCACGCCAGACAGCGACACAGCGGCAAACGATGCGCGGGCGTTTTGCAAGTCGCGCGGTCTAACACAGGATGACGCGCGGATAATCCGGCGTGAAATTAATGGAGAAATGATGATATGCGTAGAGATAAAACGAAAGTGCGTTCTGAAGCTAATGTGCAAGGGGACTGCATGATCGCGCTAAGTGAGGCGGGGTGTGTAATCTGGCGCAACAACTGCGGCCAATTGCCAGACCGCACCGGGCGTCCCATTCGTTACGGCGTGGGCAACCCCGGCGGCTCTGACCTGATAGGCATTGCACCTGACGGGCGCTTCTTGGCCGTTGAATGCAAGACATCAATAGGCCAACCGACAGACGCACAAGTGAGGTTTATTGATGCGGTGCGGTCCAAGGGCGGTCGCGCAGGTATCGCACGATCCGCAGAAGATGCGGTCAAGATTGCTCTTGACGATGGATAGCGCTAACCTTAAATATGCTGTTGAGGAACGCGCCGCAATCATGGAATATGACGGCGGGCTGTCTCGACAAGATGCGCAAGATCAAGCCGCCCGTGCGCATGGGTTTAAGGATTGGGCGGATTATGAAAAGGAGACCACATGGCACTAGAGACATACCCTAACGTCGAGCAAGGCACTGACGAATGGCTTGCGCTGCGAACGGGCATTATCACGGCGTCAGAGATGAACTTGATACTGACACCCACACTCAAGACAACGAACAACGAAAAGACACGTCAACACGTCTGGGAAATCGCAGCGCAACGGATCAACAACTATACAGAACCCTCATACATTGGCGATGCGATGTTGCGCGGTCATGCTGATGAAATCATTGCGCGTGATTTATACAGCGAACACATTGAACCCGTTCAAGAGGTGGGTTTTTTTGTGCGCGACATTGACGGGGTGCGCGTTGGCTATTCGCCAGACGGGGCTTTTCCATTTTCAAACGGCGGCATCGAAGTTAAGTCACGTGTGCAGAAATACCAGTTGCAAACCATTGCAACGAACGAGGTGCCGATTGAACACCGCTTGCAATTGCAGGCTGGGCTTTTCGTGACTGGATGGGATTATATCGACTACGTTTCATTCTCTGGCGGGATGCCGATGTGGATTATCAGCACCAAGCCTGATCCAGAATATCAAGACGCAATTCACGCCGCTGTCTTGGACTTTGAAAGCAAGGTTCAGGACGCGATTGATACTTATCACGACCGCCTGAAAACCGCGCCTGTGATTATCGACACAGAGCGCCAGAACCACGATATGGAGATGATTATCACATGACAGATGTAACCCAAGCAATCGCGCCGAAGTCTGACCAAATGAACGCCGACGACCTACTGCAACCCCGCACCATTCGCATCACGGAGGTGTCAGTGCAGGCAACACCAGAGCAACCCATCACGGTCAGGTTTGATGGCGACAGTGGCAGGCCTTGGAAACCGTGCAAGACAGCCGCGCGTTGCCTTGCCACGATCTGGGGGACTAACTCCGCGCAATGGATCGGCCTGCACTGCACGATCTACAATGACCCGACTGTTACATGGGCGGGCGCTGCTGTTGGTGGCATTCGTGTTTCGCACATGGAGGGCATCGACAAGCCGCGCACGCTGCAACTGACAAAGACACGCGGCAAGAAGGGCGCGGTCACAATCCAGCCAATATTGATGGCAAACGCACCACCACTGCCAGACCCAAAGCCAGCACAAGACGCGGCAAGGGCTGCTGCTGCGAATGGCAAGGCAGCATTCACAGAATGGTGGAAGGCGAACAAGGATAGCCATGCGCTTGTGACTGGCATCATGGACGACCTGAAGGCATTGACAGCACATGCAGATGCCGCACCGCCAGCGCAAGAGGCTGACGATGAACCGCCGCTCTAATGATAAGCACATGACGGGGCGCGAGTTTCCAGTTGCTGGTGCGTACCCTTGGCGGGACATGCAACCTGGCGATTGGTTTACCGCTCGATGTTCGGCTGCTAGTATTGCGTCGATACAAAACAAAAGGGGCAGCGCTGTTTATGGCGCTGTTACCAAAGGCAATCATAACATCGTGGTAAGGATAAAATAATGGCAGGCGTCAACAAAGTCATTCTGATCGGCAACTTGGGCGCTGATCCAGAGGTGAGGGCATTTTCAAACGGCGGCAAGGTTTGCAATCTGCGGCTGGCAACGTCCGAGACATGGAAGGACAAGAACACCGGGGAGCGCAAGGAAAAGACGGAATGGCACCAGATTGCGATCTTCCAAGAAGGTCTGGTGCGGATTGCTGAACAGTACCTGAAAAAAGGGTCCAAGGTTTATATCGATGGCAAGCTGCAAACCCGCAAATG